TTAAGTTTACTGCTAATAATTTTAATGTACTTTCTGGATCAACTCTTACTATCGATTCTGGTGCTACAATTACAAATAGTGGTACAGCTAATAATTTTGGTACTGATCCAGAAAGTGCCTATGCTGGTGTATTACAAAGTAATGCTAATTTTGTAGATCAAGTTATCTTTGGTCCTGCTGTAGATGGTAGAGCATGGAACGGTTTATGGAATAAAGCATCAGTATTTTCCAGTCTTATGTTAGCGACTATTGAGGATGAAGGTTCTAATACAGAAATAAATATCTGGGATTTAACAGAACAATCGGCTGGAGCTATAAGTACTACACCATTAGCTACGGTTGATCTGGCCAGCGCAGCGACACCAACGGCGGTGGCTGCTTGCATGGGCTACATAATAGTGGGCAGTGAAGATGGCATAGCCATCATCGACCCACATTCTGGTGCATGGGCTGAACGAAAGAGTGGTTGGCCCCGAACATTGTCTAGCAGCACAGTACCGGCACTAACGAATAATGATGTGCAAGATGTTGATGCTGGTATTGGTGATCAGCCGCCCTTCGATTCCCGCACTGGTGGGCCAATGCCATCATTTGCATGTGCTTATGGCACAGGTGCTGACTATTTCTCTTTAATTAAACATGATGGGAATGTTTGGGATAAGGCCGGAACAGTTTCCTCAGACCCACTGTGCATCATTACCTCCGATGGAATGGTTGGTGGCACCCGGTCGGGTGATCTACCGGAAATTGCTTACGTATCCATATCGGCTATTACCGCCGACGATTTTGGTACTTGGGGTAATTATACTGGGGCTTTTCTCCCAGAAAGTGCTTGGGATGAGCATGGTGGTTTGCTAGCAGGAGGCAGTTCAACTCTATTTACGCAGATGCTTCTTCGCAGTAAAGCTGGCACCGATCATTCCAGTCAGGCCGAAGAGGTTGTGTACTGTCACACCAATCGCACATACACTACAGGTTATGTGTCTGGTGACGTTAGAGGTGCATGGTTAGCCAATAGCAAAACAGCAGATCGTAGTGTAAAGAGCAATACTCTTACCGAAAGCGGAACTGTGACCGAAGCGGCTGTAGAATCCGGTGCGGAGTTGATGGGGTATAGCGGGTTTAGTACATCAAATTATATTAGTGCGTCCAGTGATTCAGATTGGAACTCGTTAGGAACTGGTCCTTGTTGCATTTCTGTTTGGTTTAAGTGTGTAGGAGCGTCTTCCAGCAACTGGCTATTTGGAATTGGGTCAACTCCCGACACCTTACGTTTTAATGTTGTTCTTTTAAATGATGGGACAATTCAAGGCATTGATGACGGAGCGACGGGCAATAGGCAAGTTATATCAAGCGGCACTTTTGATGACAGTCTTTGGCATAAAGTAGTGTGGCTTAGACACAGCAGTACATCTAGAGAACTTTTCATTGATGGTGTATCAGTAGGTACAAATACTGATGATGCAGGTTCGTTGAGTGGAACAGTGGCGTTGCAAATCGGCGCTGGAGCAGTTGGAGGGACGCCTACTCAAGCTAACGATCAGGCAACTATATCTTTGTGCTGGTTATCCGCTACCATCCCAACCGCCACTCAAATCCGCCAGATGTACGATGCTGAAAAAGGCATGTTTGTGGCTTCTGCTGAATGTTTGCTTCAGTCTGGTAGTACCGATGCAGTGCTGGATGTAAATGTTGACCCACTGACGGGCAAGGTTCTGGTTACCCAGACCGATGCCATCACCGTATTTGATGGTCTAGTTGTAGATAGCAAACCTACTGTTAATTCTGGTGCATCTGAAAAGGGCAAGTTATGGGGGGCCTTACGATCAGAACAGAATGCAGCCAATGCATATGTAACAGCACCAGCAGTTGATCAACGGCAAGTCAACGAGATGGTGCGGGGTCTGGCTAATGAGTTGCCGAAGGGCGTTGATCTCAGTAAGGCGAAGGCTTGGGTAAATGTTTCTAATGCTTCTACCCCAGTTATTGAGAGTTCTTTCAATATAAAAAGTATCAGTAGAACGAGTACTGGCGAAGTCAAAGTTACTTTTGGCATCCCTTTTAAAGCAGATAAATATATCATGGGTGCAATGCCAGAGGGTGGTGCTGAAATAACAATTACCCAAAGCACCGGCGCTTCCACCAGAGAATATGCAACTTTGCAAACATATAACGCTACCACCATAACTAATCTTGGGTTTTCTGTAGCGTTTTTCGGAGAGTTAGAAAATGAATGAACTAATCGTCAATGCTGACGGCACGGTAACCATGGTCGGTGATGCCGGATCAGTCAGCGGTATTTTAGCGGAACTGGTTGAGGCCAATACCATACCAGCCGTGCTGAACGACGACTTTACGGTCAAGACAGAAGCTGTTGTGCCAGCAGCCGATACTTTGGCAGTAGAGATTACGGCGGCTGATCTGAAGACACACGCATGGCGGCTTCCAAAGGCACGAACGGAACGGCTAGAACAAATTCGTGGAACTCGTAACGCCAAACTAAAAGAGCTTGATGTCGAATATCAACTAGCAGATGAAGGTGTACATCCAGATGGATTAAATAAAGATGCTGTAGCTGCTAAGAAAATGACACTACGTAATCTTCCACCTGCTGCTGAATCTGTACTAGCAGACCTTGATAATACAGATGATATTGATGCATACGTTCCTGATGCTTTGAAGTAATGGAACAAGTAGTAGATATCTGGCCGATTCTCTCTGGAGTAATCGCAGTAGGAGCAGTAGCAATAGCCTTCAGAGCAGAGATACTAGTGCGTGTAAAAGTACTTGAAGATAAAGTGCAGACATTATTTGAGCTATTTAATAAAAGGAACTAAGATGAAAAAGAACTTTATTAAGAATATTAAAACTACTTTATTTGCTGGTCTACTTTTTTGTGCTAGTGTATCTTCTGTATTAGCAGGTAACTGTGGGCCACAACATGAAGAGATGCTGGATACAGCAGTACGTATTAATACATCAGGTTCTGGTACAGTTCTTTATTCAAGACAACATGAAGGTAAATGGGAATCATACATCCTTACTAATTATCATGTTATTAGTGATCAGATTACTATAAGAGAAGTATGGGATGGAATGAAAGGTAAGAAGGTCAAGCGTGAAACAAGAGAGCCTGTTACTGCATTCTGGTTTGACTATGTACGTTGTTCCCGTTCAGTAGGTACTCGTGGACGTATAGCGGATATTGTAGCACATGATGAACAAAGAGACTTAGCTCTATTAAGACTACGTGATACAGAACGTGGAGTAGTACGTATAGCTAATATGCTACCAGAAGAACAATCACCTAAGTTAGGTCAGACTGTATGGGCTGTAGGTGCAGGATTAGGTTTTCCACCTTCCATGACAAGTGGTGAGATGGCTTTTGCTGAACAGGTTATTAATGGTTATCGATATCAACTAGCAACTGCTCCTATTATCTTTGGTAATAGTGGTGGTGCATTATTCGCTTATTCTGATATACGTAAAAAGTATGAGATGATTGGTGTACCTTCAAGAGTATCAGCGGCTGGGTTTCAAGCAGTAACTCATATGGGTTGGTCTATTCCTACAGAGACAGTACATACATTCCTACGAGATAACTTTCACGGTTTCATCGTAGGAGATAAGTATCTCAAGCCAGAGAATAGAAAACCTAAACCTGAAAAGAAGTAATAAGATATGAGCTTAGTAATGACACTATTAGGTGGTTCTGCTATGGGCTTCATAACGACTATGATTGGTCAGATAATGAAAGCCAAAGCAGAACAACATCGTATGATGATTGCTGCAATGGCTCAACAGCAGAAGGCAGTATCAGCAGCCCGTGAGCACGGATTAAAAGATAAACAGTTTGCATTTACCAGACGTATAATCGCCCTTATCTGTGTAGGTTGTATTGTTATAGTTCCATTTGCTGCTCCTTTCTTTGGTATTCCTATTGTTGTATCAGTAACAGAATCAGGAGAATGGTCTTTACCACTAATCTGGGAACAGGCTGATAAGGTAAGATGGAAAGCTATTGATGGTATTGCATTAGCTCCTGCATATATTCATACACTTGCAGCTATAGTAAGTTTCTATTTTGGTTCAAGTGCAGCTAGATAATTAAAAGGAAAGAATAAATAATGCCCTCTTTTTCAATCAAATTAGGCAATAACTTAGTTTATCGGGATGGTAACATTCATAAACTTAGCGGTGAACCGGGTGATGCCGCATCTTCTGGCAATGTAATTAGAAAAGCAACTCCCGAACAAATTGCTAAATTTGGCTCTGCTGGGCGTGGTGCCGGTGGTGGAACTAAGTTCATTACTTCTCAAGAATTTACAGGAGAAGAAGAGAAAGTTCCTACAAAACCTACTCCTCCTACTTTAAAACCTGCTAAAATTACAGAAAAACCAGAAGAATTTCTTACCCTTACTAATAAACTTCTTGAAGGTACTAGAG